GTACGACTTTTTTTTTAACGAAGGCGCTAGAAATATTGGCCTATGGCTTGTGGATGAAGTGTTGTTATCGGATACAGATATGTATTTGTTAATGATAAAAGAAAACAATAAACAAGGAGCTAAAGATGTCTGAAGATACAGAAACTTTGCTTACAGCCAACACCGAAGAGGATGGTAATGTACAGCAGACAGATAGCTCACCTGAGACAACTGAGGCAGTTACATCGCCAACAGAGTCAGAGGCGAGTGATGCTGTTAACAATGAAGAAGGTGAAAACAAATCCGAGTCTGAAGTAGCAAGCGCTCCTGAAGAATACGGAACATTTGAATTGCCTGATAATTTTGATATGAACGAAGAAACCCTTGGGGACTATCACACCTTTGCGAAAGAGAATAACTTCACACAAGAACAAGCTCAACGTGGTGTGGACATGGTGGCGCAAATGAAACAAGCCGAAATGACTCAATGGGTAGAACAGCAGAAGTCCTGGGTGGACGATGCGAAGAGTGATGCTGAATATGGTGGCGATAAGTTTGAACAAAACATTGCCGTAGCTGTGAAGGCTCGTGATTCGTTTGGAACATCCGAGTTTAATGAAATGCTTGATACCTCAGGATTGGGTAACCATCCTGAAATGATACGATTCTTGAATCGTGTTGGTAAGGCAATAAGCGAGGATAGTGTTGTCGTTGGAGGTACTTCAACTACTGGCAACCAAACTCGTGAATCTGTCCTTTATCCATCAATGCAAAACTAATAATAATAATAAACAGGAGCAATAATGGCAACATTATCAACTACAAACCCTACTTTAGCTGACGTAGCAAAGAGGTATGATGCAGATGGTAAGATTGATACTATCGTAGAGATGTTAGCTGAGACTAATGAAGTCTTAGAAGATATGACATTCCTCGAAGGAAATCTTCCTACTGGTCATAGAACAACAATCCGTTCAGGATTACCAGGTTCTACTTGGCGTAAACTGAACTATGGTGTCCAACCATCAAAGAGTACAACTGTTCAGGTGACTGATACAACTGGTATGCTTGAGGCTTATGCTGAAGTGGATAAGTCATTAGCTGACTTAAATGGTAACACAGGTGCGTTCCGTCTTTCAGAAGACAGAGCATTTTTAGAGTCAATGAACCAAACAATGGCAAACACATTGTTCTATGGTGATACTGGTACTGACCCTGAGAAGTTCATGGGCTTATCGGCTCGTTACAACTCAACAAGTGCTGCTTCAGGTGATAACATTATACTTGGTGGCGGTTCAGGTTCTGATAACACATCAGTATGGTTAGTATGCTGGGGGCCAAATACCATTCATGGTATCTATCCTAAAGGTTCACAAGCTGGACTTAACCATCACGACCTAGGTGAAGTTACTTTGGAAGATGCTGCAAGCGGCAAATACCAGGGTTACAGAACTCACTACAAGTGGGACGTAGGAATGACAGTTAGAGATTGGCGTTATGCTGTTCGTATCCCGAACATCGACATCTCTTCACTAACTAAAGATGCTTCAGGTTCATCAGCTAACTTAGTTGATTTAATGGTTCAAGCAATCGAGTTACTTCCTAATACAAACCTAGGACGATGCGTATTCTACGGAAACCGCACTATCTCATCTATCCTTAGACGTCAAATTACTAACACTAGTAATGTCCGTCTATCTATGGACGAAGTAGCAGGCAAGCGTGTAATGACTTTTGACGGTATTCCGTTCAGACGTAATGACGCTCTATTAAAAAATGAAGCACTAGTTTCTTAAAGGAGGATTTATGCTTATTGATTACAACTTACAATTTTCCGATGCTCAGTCTGTAACGGCTGATGCTGCCTCGACTAATATTATCGACTTAGGTGCCGATAGAGATATTGGCCCAGGTGAGGAACTGAAAATCGCTCTAAACTTTGATGTAGCTATGGGTGGGTCTAATCCAACTCTAGCTGTCGCTATCGAAACTGATAGTGCAGAAAACTTTGGTTCGGTTACGACAATTCAAACATCAAGGTCTATAGCTGCTGCCGCCAAAGGCGATACGCTAGTTATGGGAATTCCTGATATTAACAAGCGTTACTTACGTTTGAAATATGATGTTGGTGGAACTAGTCCGACAATGACTGTTAGCGCAGCAATTGTCAAAGATGCACAGCAATACCAATCTTATCCTAATGCTGCGAATGCGTAATATTTAGGTAGGAACTCTGAGGGGCGGTAGGTCTTTTAAACTTTTCAATCTACTGCTCCTTAGTTTTAATTATGAACTAAGGAATCTCAATGGCAAGTGAAGTCGATATATGTAATTTAGCACTCTCTCATATTGGAGCAAGCGCTACTATTTCAAGTTTAAC